GCAAATCGTCGGGAAGTACTTTGGCGACGGCGTCACGTTGGAGGTGGCTGCATGAGTACCGTTGATCTGTCGTCGCTGCCGGCGCCGACCGTGCTGGAGCCTCTGGACTTCGAAGAGGTTTATCAGGACGGTTTAGGCGTCTTTCGCGGGTACATGGGTGGCAACTGGACGGCCGCGCTGGAAAGCGATCCAGTGGTCAAAGTGCTTGAGGTCGGGGCCTACAACAAGGTCGGCAACCGCGCCCGGGTCAATGACGCCGGCAAGGCGCTATTGCTGGCGCACGCCATTCGCGGCGACCTCGATCACTTGGGGGCCAACGTCAATCTGCAGCGCCTGGTCATTCAGGCCGAGGATCTGCTGGTGGTTCCGCCGGTGCCCAAGGTCATGGAAGACGACGACCCGTTTCGCGAACGCATCCAGTTGGCCTATGAGGGTTTGACCACAGCCGGCCCACGTAACAGCTACATCCTGCATGCGCGTAACGCTTCTGGGCTGGTGGCAGACGCCACGGCCGAAAGCCCGGCACCTTGCTACGTTACGGTAACGGTGCTGGGGTTTGATGGGGAGGGTGAAGCGCCGCCGGAGCTGCTGGCGACGGTGGCCGCTGCGCTGAATGACGATGACGTGCGCCCGGTCGGTGATCGTGTGACCGTGCAGAGCGCGCAGGTGATCCGCTACGAGATTGACGCCATCTTGCACATGGCCGGCGCCGGCCCGGAAGCGGATGCCAGTTTGGCCGAAGCGATAAGTCGATTGGCAGCCTGGATCAATCCACGTAAGCGGCTGGGCGTCGAGGTCGCCCGCTCCGCTGTTGACGCTCAGTTGCACGTTGCCGGCGTTGCCCGGGTTGAGTTGGTCGGTTGGCAGGACTTGGCCCCGACCAAGGCTCAGGCGGCGTTCTGTACGCGCTACAGCGTGAGGCTGGCGGGCTGATATGAAAAGTCTACTGCCGCTCAACAGCACGCAACTGGAACGGGCCATGGAGGCCGCGTTTTTCGAAAAGACGAATGTCCCACTGCGCGATCTCTACAACCCCGACACCTGTCCGGTGCATCTGCTGCCGCATCTGGCGTGGGCGTGGTCGGTCGATCGCTGGGACTACCGATGGTCTGAGGCGACCAAGCGCGCGGCCATCAAGGCGTCGTATTACATCCACAAACACAAGGGCACCATCGGCGCTCTGCGCCGCGTGGTCGAGCCGCTGGGCTACCTGATCGAGATTTCTGAGTGGTGGCAGACCGTTCCGGAAGGCGTGCCGGGCACCTTCGCGTTGAAGGTCGGCGTGCTGGACACCGGCATCACCGAAGAGATGTACCTCGAACTCGAACGCCTGATCGATGATGCCAAACCCGTCAGCCGGAAACTGACCGGCCTCGACATCACTCTTGAAACCCGCTTGGACACCTACGTCGGATTTGCCGTTTATGACGGTGATGAAATCGACGTTTACCCGTGGAGCAACCCGGACATGGACGTAATGGTTCAGGGGAACCATGGCGTCAGCGAATACACCCTCGATGAATTGGACGTATATCCCCATGGTTGATAAAAACTCTATTTTTGGCGGCATGCTCACCACGCAGGGCGCCGCCAAGAAAACCAACTGCGACGTGCTGGGCATCCCTTGGGAGCCGCGCTACATGCTGATCGGTGACGCCAATGGCACCGACCCCGTCCCCAAACCCTCGCAAACAAAACTGGTGAATCAGGTTTACCGGGCGCAGCTCAATCAGCTGCGAGTATCACCCACCGATAGCAATGTCTTGATTGCCGAGCTGGTACTGCCGCCTGATGTGGGCGGCTGGTGGATTCGCGAACTTGCGCTGGAAGACAAGGACGGCGTTTTCTGTGCGGTGGCGAATGCGGCGCCGAGCTACAAGCCGTTACTCGCCCAAGGCTCTGGTCGCAACCAAGTGGTGCGGATGCACATCATCACCAGCGGCACCTCGAACATTCAGTTGAAGATCGACCCGTCGGTGGTGTTGGCCACTCGCGGGTATGTGGACGATTTGATCAACGGACTGCTGCCGGCGAACAAGGCCGCCGGGACGTATACAAAGGTCACTGTGAATGATCGCGGCGTGTTCATGTCCGGGTCCAATCCAACAACCTTAGCCGGGTTTGGCATCAAGGATACTTACACCAAGACCGAAATCGAGGCGATGATTGCCCAGGCCTCGGCCTTGCCTGTGGGTGCCACGGTTGCGTTTCCGCTAGACAAAGTCGCACCCGGCTTTCTGGAGCTGGACGGCAGTGTCAAGAGCATCGCGGTCTATCCCGATCTGGCGGCGTTTCTCGGTACTGCCTTCAACAAGGGCGGCGAGGGTGCGGGCAATTTCCGACTGCCCGAGTCGCGGGCTGAATTCCTGCGTGGTTGGGATCATGGGCGCGGTGTGGATGTTGGGCGAGCAATTGGTAGTAGTCAGCTCGGTTCAAGTGTGCGAGGTGTGGCAAGTAACTCCGGAACGCCAAGCCCTGGCAATATCTGGAACAACACCGAGTTCGACGAGCTGGCCAACCAAAACTTTTACGTCACTCAATCGACAACGACGCAGTTCTCAGTGCAAACGGGCGTTGTCCGTCCGCGCAACTTGTCTGTCATGTGGTGCATTAAGGCGTGGAACGCGCCGATCAATCAGGGAAATATCGACATTGCCGCGCTCGCGGCTTTGGCGACGCAGGCCACGGAAATCAAGCTGGGTACGGCCAGGATCGCCTCCCAGGCGCAGGCTGATGCGGGTACTGATGACGCCACGATTGTGACGCCCAAAAAGCTGCGGTTTGGCTTTTTATCGCTTTTCAATACCACTGGCTACATCGCTTTTCCGAGCTGGCTCGGTGGCTGGATTGTTCAGTGGGGGTTTTCGACGATTCCCGGTAGCAGCACGTCGATTGTTCAACCGCTGCCAATGGCTTTTCCGAACAAGGCGCTGGGCGGGATCAGCTCGGATGGAGGTGGAACATGCTATCCGTCCGGCATTGCTGTTTCGGCGCTCAATGAAATCAATGTTTATGCCGCGCCGTATATTTTGAGCGGTGGAGCTATTACGCCTAAAACGCTCGGTGCGTCCATCCGCTGGTTAGTGGTTGGCCGGTGATAAGGGGTTAAGCAATGAAGTATTACGTTACCGTTGGGGCTGATTCGTCGTTGAACGGACGATATAACTCTGAGATTCACGGGCGAATTCCGGCTGATGCCTTTGAAGTTGAAGCCGATTTGTATTTTCGAACAATCAGTGAGGCCGACGGTATTTGGTCTTTGCAGGATGGGGAATTAGTCAAGCTCCCGTTCCCAAGCAGTACGCCTGATGCCGCATTGTTGATCGCTGATGAGCGCTATCGCCGCGAGGCCTCGGGTGTCGTCGTCGATGGCCTGAAAATCGAAACGACCCGAGACAGCCAGGCGCTGATTGCCAGTACCGGATTGTCCGCCGTTCTCGATTCTGAATACCGCTGCAACTTCAAAACGGTCGGCGGGTTTGTCGAAATCGGATCGGCGCAAATCATCACCATCGCCAAGGCTGTGCGAGCACACGTTCAAGCCTGCTTTGACCGCGAGCTCACGCTATTGCGGGCAATTGAGGCCCGTGAGTATCACGACGACATGCTGTCGCAAGGTTGGCCGGATTCCCCGCCGTCTGATCCGGCAGAGCTGCAATAGACGCCCCGCACTGACGGGGCGTTTTCTTTTCCATTGCGCGTAACACGCACACCCTCACAGCCTCGCTTATGCGGGGCTTTTTCGTTTCTGGAGACTGAGCCTTATGAGTTTTTTCCACGGCGTCACGACCACGTCGGTCGACACCGGCGCGCGCACCATCTCGCTGCCCTCGTCGTCGATTATCGGTTTGTGCGACACCTTCACCCCGGGCGTTCTCGGCGGCGGCACGGCGAAAGCCGGCGAACTGAATTTGATCACCACCGAGCGCGAAGCCATTGCCGCCTTCGGCGCCGATTCGGCGATCACCAGGGCGTGTAAGGCGATCTACGTCAAAGCCAAGGCGGTGATCGTCGCCATCGGTGTGCCCAAGCTGGAAGACGCTGCGCTGCAAACCTCGGCGATCATCGGCGGCGAACTGGTCTCGGGTCAGCGCACTGGCTTGCAGGCGTTGCTCGACGGCAAAAGCTTGTTCAACGCACAGCCCCGGCTGTTGATCGCGCCGGGTCATACCGCAACTCAGGCGGTGGCCACGGCGCTCGATAGCTTGGCGCAGAAACTGCGCGCCATCGGCATCATCGACGGCCCTGGCACCACTGACGAGGCCGCCATGGCCTACGCCGATAACTTCGGCAGTCGCAACCTGTTCATGGTCGATCCTGGCGTCAAGTATTGGGACACCATCACCAGCAAAACCGTGGATGCGCCCGGCTCAGCTTGGGCGGCGGGGCTGTTCGCCTGGACGGATGCTGAATACGGTTTCTGGGCGTCGCCATCGAACAAGGAATTGACCGGCATCACCGGTACCGGTCGCGCGGTCGAGTACCTGGACGGCGATGAAACCTGCCGGGCCAACCTGCTCAACAACGCCAATATCACCACGATCATTCGCGACGACGGTTATCGCCTGTGGGGTAACCGCACGCTGTCGAGCGATCCGAAGTGGGCGTTCGTAACCCGCGTCCGCACGCTGTTCATTCTCATGGACGCGGTGCAGGCCGGACACAAGTGGGCGGTCGACCGCTCGATCACCAAGACCTACGTGACCGATGTCACAAACGGTCTTGATGCATTCATGCGCGACCTGAAAGCCCAGGGCGCAATCATCAACTTTGAAGTGTTCGCCGACACCGAATTGAACACGGCCAGCCAGATTGCCCAGGGCAAGGTGTATTGGCGCATCCGTTTCACCGACGTGCCGCCGGCAGAAAACCCGAATTTCCTTTTCGAAGTCACCGATCAGTGGATGACCGAAGTGCTTGAAGCAGCCTAAGGGGCGTAACCAATGATTCCTCAGACTTTGTACAACACCAACCTGTTCGTCGACGGCGTGAACTTCTCCGGCGACGTGCCGAGCATGACGCTGCCAAAGGTGACCACCAAGACCGACGAATATCGTGGCGGCGGCATGGCCGGCCCCATCGATATGGATCAGGGGCTGGAAAAAATGGAAGCCTCATTTGTCACCAAGGGCGTGCGCCGCGAGTCGCTGAAGTACTTCGGCCTGGCCGACGGCACGGCGTTCAACGCCACGTTCCGAGGTGCCTTCAAGGGCCAAAAAGGCGCGGTGACAGCGGTCGTTGCCACTCTGCGCGGTCGCCTCAAAGAGGTCGACCTCGGTGACTGGAAAGCCGGTGATGCGGCCGAGATCAAACACGCCGTTTCGGTCACGTACTACAAGCTCGAAATTGACGGGCGCCTGATGTACGAAATCGACATGGTCGCCGGCATTCAGGTGATCGACGGCAAAGACCAACTGCTCGAAGTGCGCCAAGCACTCGGCCTGTAAGGAATAGATCCAGATGACTCAAGTAATCGCTAAAACCCTGCCTGCCTGGCTGTCGCTCAGTGCAATCGGTGCCGTCGTAACCCTGACCCGCCCAAGCCAAGCCAATAGCGTCGACGTCGAGGCGTTGACCCTGCGTGCCCCGACCGTGCGTGCGGTACGCGCGGCCGATCGCGCCGCCAATGGTGACGACGAACAGCGCGAGCTGATGTTGTTCGCCGGTCTGGCTGAAGTCGGGCTGAAGGATCTTGAAGGCCTCAAGATGGCCGACTATCGCCGCGTGCAGGCGGCGTATTCGCACCTGGTACCGAAAACCGATTATTCGGACTCGATGCCGGCGTGGTTGTCGCTGACCACCGATCAGGTGCTGGTGACGCTGTCGTGTCCGAGTGAAATCAATGGCGTGACCGTCGACAAGCTGGCCTTGCGCTCGCCGACTGTGGGCGACGTGCGAGCGGCCAACCGTGAGGTGGGTGGCGATGATGAGCAGCGCGAGCTGGTGTTGTTTGCTGCATTGTCCGGTGCGCGTGTGGCGGATCTGGAGGGGCTGAAGCTGGTTGATTTTAACCGCTTGCAGGCCGGCTATTTTCGCATGGACAACGACGACGGGCTTTAACCCCAGCGTTATCAAGTCGGCGGCGAAACGTCTGGCGGCGGAAACCGGATTTTCCGCCGCCGAGATCCAGTCGATGCCGTTCGCGGATATGGTGTGGTGGCTCACGGATTGAGCCGCCATCGGTAGTGCTGGGCACATGAGGGCCATGACATGGCAAACAAACTCGCCCTCGGGCTGGTGATCGGCGGCGCTGTCAGTTCCACGGTCGGCGCCGCGTTCAAGGATGTGACCGGGCGCATCAAGCGCCTTGAGGCTGAAGGCAACAAAGCGCGCGTGCTGCAGCGCACGATTGGCGACACCATGCGCCTGCGTGAAGAATGGAAAAAGGCTCACGACACCGGCGCTGCCGGTGCGTCCAAATTACTCAGCCGTTTGAACTCGAACCTCGACAGCTTGAAAAAGCAGGGGGTCGAGGTCGGCCGGCTGGAAAAAGCCTATCGCTCGATGGGGCAGACGGTCAACAAAGCCGAGCTGAAAGCCAAGGGTCATCAGCAGATCGATTCTGGCGTAAAGGGCATGAAGGGCGCCGTCGGTGCGGCGGTGGTCGGTGTCGGTGCCATGGCGGTGCCGGCCAAGGTCAGCGCTGATTTTGGCGCGATTGTCCGTGACATCGCGATCAAGGCCGGCATTGCCAACAAGCCGCAAGAGCAGGAGATGTCGCGCAAGATCATCGACACGTCACGCGATACCGGCATGGCGCGCAACGATGTGGCCGACGTGGTCAATCAGTTGGTCGGCGCCGGTATGGACTTGAGCAAGGCGCTGGAATACGCGCCTGTCGCGGCCAAGTTTGTCGTGGGGCAGGGATCCAGCGGCGTCGACACGGCGAAGATGATCAACGCCCTAGGGCAGAACGCCAAGATCACCGACCCCAAGCAGATGCAGCAGGCGCTGGAAGCGATCGCCTACCAAGGTCAGGCGGGCAGCTTTGAAGCGGCCGACATGGCCAAGTGGTTCCCGGAACTGCTGGCCAACATGGCCAGCAACGGAATCACCGGCTTGGATGCGGTGACCCAACTGGGTGCCATGCTGCAGGTCCAGATGAAACAGGCCGGCAGTTCGGACGAGGCGGCCAACAACCTGAAAAACTGGATGGGCAAAATCGGCTCGACCGACACGGTCAAGGCTTACGAAAAAGCCGGGATTGATTACAAGGGATCGATGCAGACCGGTTTGCAAAACGGTATGTCGACGCTTGAGACCAGCATGTCGCTGGCTCAGAAATACATTCAGGCGACCGATCCGAAGCGTGCGGCGGCCATGGCCGAAGCGACGTCAAAAATCAGCAAGGAAGCCAATCCCGATAAGGCCAAGGCCATGATGGCCTCGCTGGAAGAATCCCTGCGCACCGGCGACCTGTTCGCCGACATGCAGGTCAAGGCCGCACTGTCGGCCTACATGCAGAACAAGGCGCTGTACAGCCAGCTCAAAAACGATTCGCGTGACGCGACCGGGATCCTCGACAAGAACCTCGCCGAGCGGCGCGAGTCGTCATCGCAGAAATGGGCGGAAATGGCCCAGTCGATGGATGACGCCATGCGCAGCATCGGTGATGCGCTGCGCCCGGTGACGGACACCGTGGCCGAGTCGTTGACCAAGGTTACTAAAGGCATTACGTCGCTGACGGATAGCGCGCCCGGGGTGGTTGCCGGTATCGCTACGGTCGGAGCGGGGCTGATTGCCTTAAAAGGTATCTTCAGCACGATCAAGATCAGCAAGGGGCTGCTAAACCTTGCGCGTGGGTCGCGCGGTGGCAGAAATGGGAGCGAAGCCCCAAATAAAAACCTCGGAGAACTTGATCTGGTAGCGACTGGCCTGGATGTTGTTTCGCGGGTGAAGGATGCGGCAACAGGCGGTGGCCTTGGTACTGACAGTGGTGCAGGTAACGACGGCGTCAAGAAGGTTTTCGTCGTCAATGCAGGCGCTATGGGAGGCGGTGTGGATGCGTCGGGCGAATCGCGCCGCCGTGGACGTGGGTCAAGGCGCAGCGCTCGGCGCCGGTCATTGCCGAGTTCGAGAGGTCCTCGCCCGTCTGTGTCTCGTTCACCTGTTCCGGTTTCACGTCCATCTGTTTCGATCCCATCGCCATCAGTCCCTTCCGTTCCAGGTGGGGCGTTGTCCAAGCTCGGCGTCGTCGCAGGAACCGTCGGTAAGGTCGGCAAGGCGGCCAAGGTCATTCCTGGCGGGACGCTGCTGGAGTCAGGCGCGATGGCTTTTGAAACCTTTCAAAACGCCAAGACCAAAAACGAAAAAGCCGAAGGTTACGGTTCGGCCGCTGGCAACCTGGCCGGCACCATGGCCGGTGCAGCAGCAGGCGCCGCCATCGGTTCGGTGGTGCCGATCATCGGCACCGCGATCGGCGGCATGATCGGTGCTTACCTGGGCAGTCAGGGCGGTGCGGCGCTGGGCGGGTCGTTGGGTAAGTCGCTGTTCGGCGGTGAGGATGAAAAGCCCGAACAAACGGCAAAGGCGCCGGTGCCGACCACGCCGCTCATGATGGCATCAGCGACGCAGCAAGGCCCGGTGCTGGGGGATGTCGCGCGCTCGATGGCAGTGACGGCGCCGCTCAAGTCGGCGGCGATGGCCATCCAGCCCAAGGAGGCGGCGAAGCCGGAGCCGGCCAAGGTCGATCAAAAGTTTCAGTATTCACTGAGCATGCCGGTGACCGTGCAGGGCGATGTCAAAGACCCGCAAACTTTGGCGCAGGATCTGATGCCGCACATGCAGCGAATGATGGCGGACGCGGCGAAGAGTAACGCCGCCAGGCTGTACGACGAACCCCATGTCTAAGGAGGTTTCATGGCTTATATGGAGCAGATGCAATCGAGCCTGAAGTATTTGGTCGAGGCAGCGGAAACCGGGCGGCGCAGTGCTGACGGCATGCTGACCCCGGTCAACGGCGCGATCCGTGAACTAACAGGCGCCGCGTCCGAGCTGGAAAACATCCCGTTTGTCGGCCCGGCCATCGGCGCCAAACTTCAGCGGGTGATGCGTGGCGTCGATGCGGCTCAGGCCAAGGTCGGTCAGGTGGTGGCGGTGTACGGCCGCGCCACCCGGGCGGCGGCTGAAGTGCAGGATCGGCTGGGCACGTTGAAAGAGCAGGCGGGCAAGGCGGCCACGGCAATCAACAACGTCGCCGGCAAGGTCAGTCCGTCGCTGGCCAACATAGTGCCCACCAGTTCCTTTGCCGTGGAGGCCACGCCGGCGCCGGAGGCGGTGAAGCCGTTCCCGCATCTGATGATCATTCAGCCGCGCGATCCGAAAATTGAGCCGTATTACTTCAACCTGGACACGGCAGCGTTCGACGAGCTGAGCCGTTCGACCGAATTCCGCTGGGCTTCGCAGGAGCGGCTGACGCGCCGCCCGGCGAAGCAGGCCATCGGTATGGGCGATGAAAAGTTGACGCTCAAGGGCACGATCTATCCGGGCTTCAAAGGCGGTTTAAAGCAGCTCGACACGCTGCGTTCCATCGGGGCCAGGCTGCAACCGCTGACCCTGACCACGGGCTATGGCGAGGTGATCGGGACGTGGTGCCTGAAAAACATCAACGAGGAACAGTCCGCGCTGCTGCACGGCGGGATTGCTCGCAAACAGGGCTTCACTCTGGAGTTTGAACGCTATGGCGACGACATGCAGGACGTCTGACGGCGACATGCTCGATGTCATTTGCAACAACGTTTACGGCCATCTGAATGGCGGCGTCGAGGCCGTGCTCGATGCCAATCAGGGGCTGGCTGATGAACCTCAGCCGTTCCGGTCGGGCGTGATTATCGTCCTGCCGGATCTGCCCAGCCCGACAAGTGAGGGCGTGAGCCTATGGGATTGATTCTGGCCGATGCCCAGTAACGCGCTGTTTTTATGACCCGCCCCTGTGCGGGTTTTTTATTGGGAAAAATCCATGACACCGATGTTTCGAATCGTCGCCGATGGGGCCGACGTCACGGCCAAGATCAATGATCGGCTGTTGTTGCTGCGCACCTCGGACAAGCCGGGCATGGAGTCCGACGAGTTTGAGTTGCGCATCGACGACCGTGATGGGCAGGTGCAATTGCCACGGCGTGGCAGCTCAATCGAGATCTATCTGGGCTATGCCGAAACGACCTTGACGCGTATGGGCAGTTACACCGTGGATACGGTCGAGGTGTCAGGCCCGCCGGATACCATCGTGATCAAGGGCAAGGCCAGCGACATGCGTGGCAGTGGCAAGACCATCCGTAGCGGAAGCTGGGAAGACGTATCGCTGTCGAAGATCGTGGCTGACGTCGCCGCGCGCAATGGCTGGACGCCGGTGTGTCCGGTGTCGACCAAGGTCGCCCGGGTCGACCAGCTCAACGAGTCCGATTTTAATTTCATCACCCGACTGGCCAAACAGTACGACTGCACGGCCAAGGTCGCCGACGGCAAACTATTGGTGATGCCGCGCCAAGGTGGCCAGACGGCCAGCGGCAAAGCATTTGGCGCTATCACGCTGACCCGCAGTGATCTTAGCCGCTGGCAATTCAGTCTCGGCGATCGCAATTCGCACAAGGCGGTGGCCACCAAGCATCAGGATAAAAAGAACGGCAAGCTTGCGGTGGTCACCATCGACAACGATGACGCGCCGGATGGCCTGCCGGCAGTGCATACCGATCGGCATATCTACCCAGATAAAGGCGCCGCTGAGGCGGCGGCAAAGGCCCGTTTGTCAGCGTTCAACCGCTCGACCGCCGATGTGCGGCTTGAGATGCCCGGTCGAACGGACATCTTCGCCGAGCGTCCCATCATCGCTCAGGGTTTCAAGGTCGGGCTTGATGGCGAATACCTGTCGGATTCGGTCGAGCAGGTGTTCACCCAGTCCGGCTGGTCGACCACAGTCGAATGCAACGCCGGCAAAGCCGGTAAATCCAAGGGCAAGAAAAAGAAAGGGCCAAAAGCACCGCTCAAGGTTGTGAACATCGAGAAACAGTAACCGCATCCCATCGCCGCCTGAGTGCGGTTTTTTTACGTCTGGAGTTTGTATGTCCATCACTGAACAACAGCTGCAAAGCATCATGCCCAACGCCCGCCGCCACGCGGGCGTTTTTGTATCCGCCCTCAACGCAGCCATGGCCCATCGACAGATCAACACGCCGAAACGCCAAGCCGCGTTTCTGGCGCAAGTCGGTCACGAGTCGGGTCAGTTGCAGTACGTCCGGGAACTGGGCGGCGATCAGTACCTTAGCAAATACGACACCGGCAACCTGGCTGCAAAACTGGGCAACACGCCGGCAGGGGATGGGGATGGCCAGCGCTATCGCGGTCGCGGCCTGATCCAAGTCACCGGCCACGACAACTACCTGCGCTGCAGCTTGGCACTGTTCGGTGACGAGCGATTGCTGCGCACGCCTGAACTGCTTGAGCTGCCACAGTGGGCCGCCGAATCGGCTGCATGGTTCTGGTCCGTGAATGGGCTGAACGCGCTGGCCGATCAAAACGAATTCAACACCATCACTCGCAGGATCAACGGCGGTCTCAATGGCCTGCAGGATCGGCTGGAGTTGTGGGGGCGGGCGAGGGCGGTGCTATGCGTATCGGCGAACTGATCCCGACGCCGTATCGAATGGTGGCCAAAGGTGTGCTGCTGGTCGTTTTAGCCGGTGCGTCCGCCGCCTTCGCCTGGCAATTACAGGATTGGCGCTACGGCAAACAGCTCGCACAGCAGTCCCGCCTCCACACCGAAACTCTCAACCAGCTGAATCTGGCCTCGGCCGCGCAGCAGCGTGCCGAACAGGACAAACGCCTCGCGCTCGAGCAGCGCCTGGCAACCAGTGAACAAACCCATTACCGAGCATTGAGCGATGTCCAACGTGATCAAGGTCGCCTGCGCGACCGCCTTGCCACTGCTGATCTGCGCCTGTCAGTCCTACTCGACGCCACCACCAGCGCCGGCAACGGTTCGTTGTCAGCCACCACCGCCACCGGCGGCGTGGTTCATGGCCCCACAAGAGCCAAACTTGACCCAGCGCATGCTCAACGAATTATCGGCGTCACCGATGATGGCGACCGGGGGCTGATTGCCCTCGCGGCCTGTCAGGCATACGCCAAAGAAGTCTCAACACCGAAGTGAAAAAGAGCGGCTGATCCGAATGCGTCAACATCCGGATCAGCCGCCGTCCCTGCAGATGGTCCCTGCAAGTCCAGCCAAGGCTCTTGCTCCGTGCACAAAGCGCGGCGAGCCTAGCACCTGTTTATCCATACAGTAAAGGTCTTGCTTTTTATGTCTACACCCATCATCCCTTGGATGGGCGGCAAACGCCGCCTGGCCGACCGCCTCATTCCGCTTTTTCCGCCACATGATTGCTACGTTGAAGTCTTTGCCGGCGGTGCCGCGCTCTACTTCATGAAGCCCCAGCCATCGCCGGTCGAAGTCCTCAACGACATCAACGGCGATCTGGTCACGCTTTACCGCGTCGTGCAGAACCACCTCGAAGAGTTTGTGCGCCAATTCAAATGGGCGCTCAGCTCGCGGCAGGTGTTCGAATGGCAGAAAATGACCCGCCCCGAAACCCTTACCGACATCCAGCGCGCCGCCCGTTTCTTCTACCTGCAGCACCATGCCTTCGCCGGCAAGGTCTCCGGTCAGACATTCGGCACGGCAACTACCGCACCGGCCATCAACCTGCTGCGCATCGAGGAAAACCTCTCGGCCGCGTGGCAGCGCCTGTCCGGCACCTGCGTCGAAAACCTCCCTTGGCTTGAATGTGCTGAACGCTACGACCGTGCCCACACCTTCCACTACATGGATCCGCCTTATTGGCAGACCGCCGGCTATGGCGTGGACTTTCCTTTCGAGAATTACGAACGAATGGCAGATTTCATGCGCCGCTGCAAAGGCAAGGTGATGGTCAGCATCAACGACCACCCAGATATCCGGAGGGTGTTTGACGGCTACCACTTCGAGACGCTCGACATCCGTTACTGCAATACCAACCAGCGCCAGGGTAAAGCTGAGTTAAGCGGGGAGTTGGTGATCATGAACTGGGAGCCGGCAGCATTGGGAGGGCTGTTTTAGGAAAACCGGTAAGTGTCAGCGCACGAGTTGTGGAATTTGAAAAGGTAGATAGGAACACAATAACTCGACGGCTCGCATGGCGTTCGCGTGCCGGATGTGATGACTTTGATGATCCCAACCAAAAAACAGGAGCCAGGTACGCTTACTACCAGAGCGCTCAAACGACAGAAGACGTCGACAGAAAACGTACCAGATTTTAGCCGCGGCGATACCGAGAGACTTTCAGTTAGCAAGCGTGGTGTCGCCTGTATGCCTACACAGCATCGCATCAAGACTAAGATTTCTTTATGATGGCTCTTTGATGCTAATAATTTAAGGACAGTTATGCAAGATTTGGAAGTCATTGATAATACGGATCCTCGCGCAATTGAACTAGTGCAATCATATTACCGGCGTTCTGAGTTGATCCCGTTCATCGGTTCAGGATTTACCAAAGATTGCGTGTCATTTAAATCAAAAGTGCCCGACGCTAAAGCATTAGTCAGCGGCATTAAAAAGCTTGCGTTAACGAAGAGTGATGTAACCGAAGAGCGCAAATTGCAAATCAATAATATTTCTTCACTAAAAAGCTGTTTTGGGCTAATAGCGAGGCCGGATTTTATACCGCCAAAAACATCGAGAAACTATTTTGAAGCAGTTTTTTCCAAGGTTAAACTACCAGCCCCAAAAGCTAGTCTACTTAACTTGGACTGGCCGCACATATTCACATTCAATGTTGATGACGCTATTGAAACTCACCGCCTCGATCTCACCAAAGTGCTTCCGTATCGCCAAATTTCGGTAGAGCGTGCCAGCGCTGCAAAGTGCTTGTTTAAGATTCATGGTGATATTTCTGAATATCTAATTTACGAAGATACAAAGCTTATATTTACATGGAAAGACTATGCGGAGAGTATTTCCAGTAATGCATCCACTCTTTCTATGCTAAGAGATTTTGCAAAAAATGGCTCTATGCTTTTCATTGGTTGCAGTCTTGATGCCGAGGTTGATCTCCAGAATCTAGCAAAAGATTATACCTTTTCACGATCAATATTCTTAAAGGTGGGCGATATAGATATTGAGTCGGAAATGGCCTTGCAAGACTACGGTATCAAGACAATAATAAAATTTTCCAAATACGATGAAATCTACACGTGGCTACATGAAAATTTAAAAGATATTGCGCCAGAGCCAAGATTGCAAAATCTTGAAATTGAGATCAACCCTACAATCAAAAGCGATATTGTTCAATACATCGCGAAGGGAGGTCCTATATTTCATAGTGTCTCAGGTAAACGAGTTGCCTTACTTCCCGAAATCACGATCGCACGCGAACTCATAGAAAAAAATCGCAGCAAAATCTCAAGCAACAGATACACTGCCATAGTCGGGAGACGATTCTCGGGAAAAACAACTGCCTTACTTGAGGTGTTCAGAGAATTCACTGAGTACAACACCTATTTCTTATCATCCAGTGAAACGTACTCGCCAAAACTTAAATCTCTTATAGAAAAAAATGAACATTCCATGTTTATTTTTGATACAAATAGTATCGGTCACGAAGATTTTAAGGAGATATTAAAGCTTAGAACCTCACACACAAACAGGCTAGTGTTCAGTTTTTCCAAGTCGGACTTCGAACAATATAGACCCTCGCTAGATCGCGGTAATGTTAGATTTCACACTATTAAATTAGCACCCGGCCTATCTACTAATGAAGCAGCGGGTTACACGGAGCGCCTAAATAATTTAGGTTTGCCGAATTATAATCTTGGAGAGAGTCTGCTGGATTTCTCCTATCGAATTTATGAGGAGTACAAGAGTCAAATCAAAAGTTCTAAGCTCTTTGATCGCCACCTCAATGAAGAGCTTTTCAATATTTGCTTACTGACGGCTGCGTTCGACAAGGCAACCTCCAATCAACTTACTAGTATCGATCCGGGGTTTGATGTCTCGCACTTCACTGCCAAGTATGAAATAATATTTGAAAGCGAGCATTTGTCAGGAGGCGGAGGCGAAATTATTGTATGTAACTCCAAGCCCTGGTTGTTTACCATACTGAAAAACGCCTCGCGAACAAGCGCTAAATCTGTAGTTGATTATACTGCCCGCCTCGTCTCTACTCTTTTGAAAAGCGGTCATCAAGAGACTGCCAATTCGTTAATTCGATTCGATAAGTTAAACGAGATTTTCTCAAGTGGTGCCGCTAAGTTGATTCGTGAGATTTACAGCAATCTTCATGGTGATTACAATAAAATTCCACACTACTGGCTTCAGATGGCAAAGTGCGAGTTAATGGCCGGAAAAAGCAGCGATGAACTTGACCATGGAATTCACTGCTGTCGAAAGATCCGCATTGACGACAACGGCAAAAAGACAAATACGTACTACAGCGCCACTCTCATACTAGGGCAACTTCTGTGTAAGAAATACGAACGCACTCAGAATTCTGAGATTTTTCCTGACATGCTTTTAGTATTTATGGAGTCGTTTGAAAACTATCTGAACAACAAATCACACCTTGACAAAATAAAATCTCACTACAGATCAAATAAGCATTCGATAAGGATGGCTCTTGATGCATTGTTTAGCCATAGCAATCATTTCACCCTTTTAAATAAAGACACTATCAAAACGCTTCAACAGCATCTGCATTAATCTACGGCAGAAACACATTCAGCTACTACAGAGCGAGGATGATGATCCCCGCTCTGGTCACAAATTAGAATCGCCCGTCCAGTCCTACAACGAAACCGAGTTGAGCGACACCTCCCTACCGGGCCTCACTGATTAAAGCAATTGGTCAAAAGCAGGCATTCATGAACAACCGATTTCGACCAAATGCTGCCCTTCGCAGAGGGAAGAAATTAATCAATAGTGTGCAATTAATGAATTGAGTGCGTAGGGTTGGCAGCGGCCGGGTAGTCTGTCTTTGGAACGAGTTTCGACTCCAGCAGTGCTGAAGTCGAGATGGTCGTGCATTCAGAAACTTCTCAAGGAGCACTTACTTTCCCGAATTTTGCAAGTGATAGAGTGTTTTTCCAGAAACGTCTCTAACCCCTTTCGGGCGAGCGACATATTGATGTTTGGGCCGATGGTAATTTCTTTGATCCATAAATTTTGGGTGGGATACTCAAAATAGGGAATTATTACGCCAGCTCTAGTTCGAAAGTTGACATCGTGACTCTTGTCCAATGTTGACTGAATGACCAGTCTAGTTTCCTGCTCATCATAAAATTCTTTAGGCTTTACAGCGCAGACATGGAAAAATAGTTCATTGGCTAGCTTCGTCATGGCTCTTTTGATATTAATGGATGTCGCATCCATAGAGCTCATAATATCTTTTAATGCCAAAATTTCGTTGATTTTTTCTTCGTGGTAGTCCACCTCTTCAAGTCGGCTGACTACTTTCTTTTCACGTTCTATATTTCCGTCTATAAGTATTTTTTCTGAGTCAAATTCTACCGAATAACCTGCGTTTTTAGGGCAGTAAGACATCCACTGTCGTAAATTATCGCCAGCTCTTGAAAACGAGATAATATAAGTATTTCTTTTCGTTAGATTATTTTGAACGAACTCTGGAATCTTTTCGTAGAATCGCCTCACTGCGCTCTGGAGTGGTTCGTACGGGATCTCGATCGTGCTCATAACAGCACACCTTCTTTGGATTAGATCGATTCCTGCAAACATCTCTTGAGAGTCATTTAAAAAGCCTATGTCGGTAGCCCATAACGCTTGCCTCTGTATGATACCGGTTAGGCCATTAACATCTGTGTAGTGGTGGAGATCCATTTAGAGGCCTTTTGTCTAGCACGCATTACGATTAGTTGGACGGTTTGCCATCATGCATGGCAGCTTTTTCCACAGCAAGGCTGAAATGGCATAGGAGAGTTCGTTTAGCGAATGTGCCTGCGGCACCTGGATGGGGTATACGGCGGGATTTGCTGATCCAAAGTTTCACGACAGGAATCGATCAGATGTGGACGGTCAAGGCAAAGTGACTAGAAAGGTAGGATCTTCGGCCGCTAGCAGATTTTATGTAGCAACGCACACTTCCAAACGAGGTCTGCGTTTTTACACAATCTGGGCTGAAAGCGAACGAAAGGATGCGTTACGAAATAATCTAGAGTCGATCGAGGTGATACGAATCTAATCAGCCTTCTGAAGCTTTCAGCTTGGCTAGCCCCTGCTTAATGTATCCAGCGTTTTCGCCAATCTTCCACAAGGCGCTCCGAATGTTGTCTCCGATTTCAGCCAAACCTTGCTGTTCAGCATGAAGCGTTAGCTCCATTAGTGCTGCTTCCAGACCGAGCTGATTCTGGTACATCCTCTCCAGCACATCCGATAGCGAATATTCGTCTGACATAGCATCGATTCCTTCCGAAATAGAAAAAGCATAGTACGGATTGTGCAATCTGTAGGCGGGAATTTCTTCATGCTTAGAAATTGCTACAAAGCGATTTATTTTCGAGGGATGAGCTAGGCTGGCCGGGGGGCTAACGGCTGGCTATACCCAATCCATCATCGGAACGATGAACAGCGCTTTAATAAGGAGCGGGGTGCTTTCTGTATTGAATCGATCACCTTGCTCGCAGATCCTTTCCAAACAGAAAAAACACGTTTGTTTAAATGGAGCCTGCCGTCGCAGTCCCTGACCTACACCACCTTGCGCCTCCCCCTACACCTAAGACAGAATCCCCCGGCTTGTGCGTCTAGCCCGCAGATTCTATCGTCCACACATCACTGAAACCCAGTGATCGGGTTTGGTAGCCCGCTTCGTGTCTAGATGCATCGCATCACCAATTTCAGTCGCTTTCCCAGGACTCGGATTTCATGGTGGTCATGCGTGGGGCCCATTCGTGGGCGCCGGGTTCTAGTGCGACCGGTCTACCAACCCGCGTATGGCCGCCACCCATCGTTTGGTAGCGTGGGTGATGGCTTCTTTTAGTAATCGCGCTAGAGGTTCCATCTATGTTCAAAGTAACGCCCAACCCACCAGAAACCGATCCCGCATCTCCCTACGAATCCCTCAACCCCAAAAAACTCCACGAAGCCGCCGAACGCGCCCTCGATCACTATCTCCTTCCCGCCGGCCACATCATGTCCAGCGTCAACGAGCCCGAGCGCATGTACCTCGCCAACCCCAAGTACGACTCGGAATCCCTATTGGCCAATGCCAGTGAAACGCTGAGTTCCGCTTCCGAAATGCTCAACAACTTCGCCGCAGTACTCGATCCCTCGCACCGCAAAACCGCGTTGGGCATCGCGCAGGTGGTGATGTTGGGGGAGTTGGCGGTGAATCAGGCGTTGGATAACGTTGAGGTGAAGGCGTAAAGCCTGTCCCGCCGTGGGCAGGTGAAATGCTCGTTCACTGATAACCAAAAGCCGTCACCTTAAGGTGACGGCTTTCGCTTGCAGATCTAGCCAAACTGCCCCGCCGACTCAACCGCAGATTTCGGCTTCCTCAACCGCGTCAACTGGTAAGCAATCCCCAACCAGACAAACCACCCCGGCATCACCATCAGCGCAATCCGCGTATCAGGCCGCAACGCCAGCAACCCCAGCACAAACCCCAAAAACGCCAACGAGAACCACGCCATCGGCACGCCGCCGGGCATCTTGTAAGCCGACTTCGCATGCAGATCCGGACGTTTTTTCCGGTAGGCGATGTAAGACGCGAGGATGGTCGACCAGGTGAAGATCACCAGAATCGCCGACACGGTGGAGACGATGGTGAATGCGGTCATGACTTCCGGCACGATGAACAGCACCAGCACGCCGACCAGCATCAACAACGTGGTGAACGCCAGGCTCAGCAGCGGCACGCTGTTGCTCGACAGTCGGCGGAATAGGCCGGGCGCATTGTCCTGATTGGCCAGTCCGAAGAGCATGCGGCTCGAGGAGAACACGCCGCTGTTGGCCGAGGAGGCCGCCGAGGTCAGGACCACGAAGTTGACGATGCCGGCCGCTGCGGGGAACCCGGCGACGAGGAACAGTTCGACGAAGGGGCTTTTGACCGGGGAAACCTGTTGCCATGAGGTCACGGCAATAATGCAGGTCAGCGCGAGGACGTAGAACAGGATGATCCGCAGCGGAATGGAGTTGATCGCTTTGGGCAGGGTTTTCTCCGGCGAGCGGGTTTCAGCGGCGGCGGTGCCGATCAGCTCGGTGCCGGCGAAGGAGAAGATCGCCATTTGAAATCCGGCGAAGAAGCCGAACAAGCCGTTGGGGAACGCCGCCTGTTTGTCCACCAAATGACTCAGGGACGCGGTGACCCCGCTGGGCGAGACGAAGGAGCTGGCGATCAGCACGGTGCTGACGCCGATCAGGGTCACGACGGCAATGATTTTGATGATCGCGAACCAGAATTCCACCTCACCGAACAACCTGACGGTCAGCACGTTGAGGGCGAACAGGGTTGCCAGCATGCCGACGGCGGGTATCCACGCCGGTACGTCGGGGAACCAGTACTGGAAGAAGCCGCCGACCACGACGGCATCGCCGATCACCGCCACGCTCCAGCTCAGCCAGTACGACCAGCCGAGGAAGAACGCCGCGCGCGGGCCGAGGTAGGCACCGGCGAAGTCGGCGAAGGTTTTGAAGTTGAGGTTGGACAGGAGCATTTCGCCCATGGCGCGCATGACGAAAAACACGAACAGACCGATGATCATGTAGATGAGGATGATCGATGTCCCGGAGAGCGCGATGATCTTCCCGGAACCCATGAACAGGCCGGTACCGATGGCGCCGCCCATGGCCATTAACTGGATGTGACGATTGCTGAGCGTGCGCTGCAGCGCGGGCTGTTCAGGCAGCCCGGAAGGGGTCGATTTCATTGCAAAACCTCTTGATTTTATGTTTTTGAGTTTTGGCAGAAAGTAGGTGTCGAGCGTTCTTGTTAGAGGTGCAGCGGCTAATCACAAGGTCAATCGCCCCCTGTCGCTTGGGGGCGGTCATGACCGATTAACTGACGGTGCGCAGACGCGCGGTTTTGGCCGGTTGCGGATCGAGCAGTTGGAAGAGGTTTTTGATGTTGGCCGGCGTCGGTACCAGGTGGATGCGCTGGCCGATTTGCTGTGCCTGCGCCAGGTCTTTCAGGTAGCGCAGTGAGGAAAAGTCTTCCAGGGCAAAACCCACCGAATCGAACACCGTCACCTGAGCATCGTTTTCGCGCCCGGCGACTTCACCCTGCACAATGCGGAAAAACTCGATCACCGGGGAGTCGGCTGCCAGTTGCTGAATGTCGCCTTCAATGCGCGTCTGCGGCTCGAATTCGACGATGACCCGGGCGTTGCGCAGGATGTCGGCGTGCAGTTCGGTTTTACCCGGGCAGTCACCGCCGACCGCATTGATGTGCATGCCGGGCTCGATCATCTCGGGCGTGAGAATGGTTGCGTAGGCTTTGTCGGCGGTGACCGTGGTGACGATGTCCGCGCCTTTGACCGCGTCCTTCACCGAGC